AGTAAGGAATAACTAGACTTACGAAACCACTTCTTGTTGTTGCATCGTTTTGGTCAAACAATACATTGTCTGCGGCTTGCCCGATTGTCTTTTGTAATTCGATAAACAATCTACGAACGTTAACACGGTTCATTGAAGTGTTCTTCAATGTGAATGTCTTGTCACCAAACAAGATTGTACCACGACCAACTTGTGTGATAACTGGATTGATGGCTGCCTTGTACAATGTGTCTCTGTCAGCTTGCGTTGGATTGTAAGCTAAACGAACCAAGTTTTGAATACGACCATTGCTGAAACCAGCTGGAGATAACCATGGCTCACGATTCAAATCGTTACGTGCCATGCAACCTGCTGTGTCAGCATTCAATGGAACATAAACATATGTGTCATTGTATTTGTCGTACTGATATTTCCAACCGCTGTCTGCGACTGCGTATGTAGAACGAGAAACTGTGTCTGCCCATGTGCTGATAGCAGATGCTTCAGAACCAGCATTGTTAACAACGTTTGCTCTTAATGGAGAGATACAAACAACAACGTCTTTTCTAGTTTCAGCAACGTCAGCAATAATTCTGTTTGCTACTGTAGCAGTTGCTTGACCAGCTACGATAATAGATGCTGGAACTTCTTGCTTGTTTGCAAGCAATACGTAAGATGTTGCTCTATCGCCATCTGTCAATGCGTTACCATCAGAACCACCAGCCAAAGAGTATGTCTTAGCTGTGTTTATTGCTGTGTAAGTTGTGCCAGCTAATGTGTTACCCCAATTAGAGCCAGCATTGTCGTGTGCAGTCCACCAAACATAGTTTGAACGGTCATTGATAGCATTCTTGTAGTAGTTGCTACCACCAGTATCTGCTTTAGCGTCAGAACCTTTAGAAAGGTAACCGAATTTCTCTAAAACTGTATTTGCTGTACCAGTAATTGCACCTGTGAAGTCTTGGACAACAACGTGTAATTCATCATTAGTTGCGCCTAATGCGGCACCATTTGTAGATGTTCCTGGTGCAGAATCAAACTCACCAAAGAATTCCCAACGGCGTGTTGCAGTAGCACCAGAAGCGCCAGTTAAGTGTGCAGATTCGATAGTCAATGATGTTGCATTAGCAATAGCAGTAACTTTAGATGCACGACCAGACAATACAAGAATATCGCCAACTTGCAATTGTGTATTGGCAGCCGTTCCAGAACCAGTAACTGTTGTTGAACCTGCTGTTACGCTATATGTTCCGGTCAATGTGTTAGAGTATGCATTTGCACTTGGGCAAACAGAAACTCTAATTGCGTTTCCTAATGCACCAGAGTAACGAGCCGCCCATGGACCAACGTTCCAAGATGCTGTGTTAATGTATACATCATCGTTCTTAATAGATACGCCAGTACCTGCTGTGCCTGAACCAGTTGTTGCTTCTGCTGTAGCATTCAAAGCTGTGTTTGCGCTACGAACAACGAACAATGAACCAGAGTAGCCCAAGAAGTTGGCTGCCGACAAAAAGTCAACGATGTTAGTTGCATTTGGTTTACCAAATTGAGTTACCAAAGCAGTTTCGTTTGTAACTTGTACTGCTTTATCGATAGGACCCCAACGGAACTGACCAGCAAAACCGCCAGATGTTGAAGATACTGCCTGTGAGGAAGACACCAAATCTGTTTCGGTAATCTTGATTCCTGGTGAAATTAGACTTATAGCCATTGAATTCTCCTTGTTATAATGATGTTTTGTTGTTAGGTTTGTTTAATTTATTTATAAAAAATCAGATTTGTGATAATTCTCTACCTGCCAGACCTGTCCACTTACATCGACTAATTGATTTTCTTCTTCGCCATTATTTATGAAGCCAAAAGGTGTGATTTCCTCTTCAATCATTTTGATTCTAGCTTCGTACAATTCTTTTCTAATATTAATGTTTGTCAACTCCTTAAAATATGAGTTTGTTGTTAACCACGAAAATAGCACTAAAGGCATAACTAAGTCATCGTGATATCCTTCGTCAGCAGAATAACTATTCTTTCTTTCAATGAATGTTGAAATTTCTGCTATAGTATCCGCATCTGTAATGATAAGTTTTTTCTCTTCAACCATTGACTTGAAGTTAGAACAACCAATGCGTTTGACTTTCTTGTCTGTAATAACACCTAGTTGTGTCTTACCCCCACCAAATCCACCATTGACAACTTGTCCTTGGGGTGTTCTGCTAACAGAGATAATATTTTCATACTCATACTCACCATAAAGAATCTCTGCGACTTGTTCTGAAGAGTTGATTTCAATTAGAACGTATGCCTCATTGTATTCTTTACCCACTCTGTAAAGTACTGATGGATATAAAAGTGGACTGATTTGATTGTTTCTGTATTTACCAACAATCTTGTATGGCATCTGACTTATATCGATAATCTGAAACGCAGAGTAATCGCCACCTACACCTTTAGCGGTGTCTGCAACTATGCAATATGCGTGATCCTTCTCGACCTTTTCATAAATGTCAAGTCCATCTTTCTGATACATGATAGGTTTAGCGGACATTTGTGCAATAGAATCAGAAGCAATTAGCGTAAGACTAGAACCCAAGAAGTTACATAAAACCTCTTGATTAAACTTTAACTCACCTAGTAGTTTGCGCTGTGTGTCTGCCCACTTCTCATCACGTCCAGGAATCTCCCAGTATGGAATGAATAGATTGACGAACCCGTTTCTATCGTTCTCTGCATCATTCCAGAACTTCCAGAAGTGGTTGTATCCTAGTGGGGTAGAACTTAACAGAATCTTTGTTGTTTCACCAGCAGAAATCGTAGGATAAACTGAGGTGAAGAATTGTTCTGCTACATTGTTCGGTATGATAGCGGCTTCGTCAACGTACAATAAGTTAACTGACTTACCACGAATACCTGATGCGCTTGTTGCGGCTGTGAATACGATTGATCCATTCTCTAAAGCAATGTCACCCTTGTTCCATGTAGTGACACCTTGTTGAAGCCATGTAGGAAGATTTTCATACATGATTTGATAACGATATAAAACTTCTCTAGCGGCAGATGCTTTATTCGCTAGAATTGCTACAGTCTTGCTTCCTTGAAACAATGTGTACCAAAGAATATATGCCGCAGATGTTGTTGTCTTACCTTGCTGTCGCCCTTCCATAAGAATAACTTTACGATTCTCATGGATAATCTTTACTTTGTTCTTCTGGCAGTCATAAAGTTTGAATGCCTGAAGCCCGTGGTCTAGCGTGACAATCTTACAATAATTCTCAATGAAATATATCGGATCGTCAGCACATTTGACATACTCTTCAATTTCTTCTTTTGTAAAATTGAGTGGTACGCCAGATGCTTTTAGATTAGAATTTCCTAAGTAGGATTTCGCTGTCATCTCTTACCAATTAGTTTCTGTAACTCTGCTGTGCTACCAACAAACAACGCATTCGTTACATGCTGTGGTTGTTGTGTATCATCTTTCTTACTCTTCAAGTCTTTTACTTTTTTACCCAAGTCTAACAAATCTTTGTTCGTGTCTGACAATGTTTTAATCAACTGACCAACAACTTCATATGCTCTTGGAGACTCACCTTCTTTGGCTAAGAAGATAATGTTTTCCATAGCAACTTTACCTTGCTCAATGAATAGTTTTAGATTTTCTCTCGCATATTCATAGTCTGCGTCAATAGACTCATCATTTGGTGCGCCAGTAGGAACAGGTTCTTTAGTTTGTTCTGCTACTGCGGGTAGTGCATGTTCAACAATCTTACCTTGCACATCAAATATGTCATTCAACTTATCATCAACAGTTTTTTTCATTATGGTTTATATCCATTGTCATTAGTTTGTGTTTCGGTTATCTCGAACTCAGAGTTTCCAGTGAACGTTTGCGTGGAAATAATTGCTCTATCAATTGATCCATCTAAAATAAGATTAACATCATCTTTGATAATGTACTTGAACTTATTGATTGGTCCGAATAGATATCCTTTAATGATAAAATCTAATTGCCACGTTTGAATTCTACGTGATTCAAAATCACCTTCATAAGAATCGTCCGCTGTTATAGATTGTAACTCAATCGGAACGTCCATATTTAAACTTAACTCAGGTACCATCTTCATAGTAACAGTAAAGTCTGGCGTAAAGAATGGTACAATTTGTTCTACAATTTGTGTGCCGTCTTCAGTATTTCTGACAAGCACATGCAAAGAAAAGTTAAAGTCATATGGAACTGGTGAGTACATGTAGTTAAAATCAATACCGCCAGTGTTAACGCCCTTAGTTATCTTATGCCCTGTGTTTAGTTTACGGCTTGGTGCATATGACATACCAGTAAACTCAAAACCTAGTCGTGGCAGAGTAGCGGCAATCTCACGATTCAACGTAGGGTCGCTTACAACTCTTTGAATGAATTTCTGTTTTGGTCCATATTCAATAGGAACATTCAACGTTTGAATTTTAGTTCCCGTGTCGTTATATCTGTCAACTTGAATTTCGTTAAACAGATTACCAAACATAATTACGTAACGTCTTAGCGTTCCGTGATAAAAGTCGTGTCCAAACATCATATTAGAAAGTCCTTGTCGATGCGAATGGGTTTTGTTCTGAGAAGTCTAGAATATCATCATCGATAATTTTCTGTCCAATTGCTTCATTGTCTGCGGCAACTTCGAATGCAACAACAACATCTGCTTCATTGATGATGAATGTGCCATCTTCGAGTAATAACAAGAAGTTTTCTTCGTCAATCAGTTTTTCATCATTTGCTGTTGTCATGCTGTACTGAGATTCGATATTATCAATGTCAGTAACTTCGGTATCAAGACGTTCACTAGAGTATTCGAATCTATCACAACGCATTTCGTATGTGTATAGTTTACCTAATTGAAAGAAGTTTTCAATGTTCTCTGTGAATTTAATTTCGTACATGTAACCAAGCATAGGAATCCAAATTAAGTCTCCCTCTCTTGGTCTTAGAATACTTGCATAGTCATATGATTGTTCGTCTAACAGATATTCACCATCTTCGTTCTTAAAATTATATCCATACTCAGTTATGAATGATGGCTTCAATGATTGTGTGAAACGTTTCTGTGCAACAACGAATGTGATTGATTCGTCAATTTGCAAACCAAACTTTGAAAGAAAGTCTTCTTGTCCTTGAAATCCATCAAAACTCTTAATGTATAACTCTAACTCAAGTGCATCATCAAAAATCATAGACGCATCTTCACCGTAAATCGTATCTAAATTTACGTGCGTTCTTGGTAAATAATAACCATCTACACCATAAATCTTAATAGATTCTATGACCAAATCTTCAACAAGATTTTGTTCCTGTTTGACAGGAGTGTACTGATTAAAATAACGATTACGTGCCATGTGATTAGCCTAACATATCAGTAACAGGTAAAGAGTATGTGCTAATCATTTCAGCTTCCATAGCTTGAATTTCATCTGTAGCTTCGTCATATATCTTTTGCCCGTTAAATGTAACTCCTCCTGGCATAGAAAGCCCTTCAAACTTTTTCAAGTTTTCGCCCCATTGCTTTTTGATTTGTGATGTGCAATATCTTTGTAGCCATCTATCGTTATACATGTCTGTGTATGTGTCTGGATCAATTTTCTGATACGCTTCAATCAGCATATATTCTCCCAACACAATCTTTTCACCCCAAGCAATATCCACATATAACTTGTTTGAGTGTCTTTGAAATCTGATACCTTGTTTACCAACGAACAATTCTTCAGCTAAAGCAACGTTTTGCAATGCCATGTAATATGGTGCAAATGGTCCTGTATTGAAAGCAAACAAATCGTTAAGCGCAATCTGATATCTCAAATTGAATAGATTGTTTGTTGAATAGCTATTACCAATAGGAAGAATATTGACGATACCAATAACGGAGTCTTCAATAGACAGGTATTTGTTATCAATGTCGGTTTGTGTAACTTGTCGTGCTAGATAGACTTTCTCTGTTGCGTCATAGTGATAATCGTAGTAATATGAAAACGCAATCTCTATGCAGTCTTCAACTTGTTCGTCAGCTACGTTTATCTCTAAGAGAGGCGCACCTAGTCTTCTAAGACAGAATTGTTTGAATTCTTCTCTTGATGCTGGTTTGCTTGTACTCATTTACTTTTGCCCCTTATGAATTTCATCTTCTATTTATAATAAGATAGAAAATAAAAAACCCACCGAGTTGGTGGGTTTTAGATTATAATTTAAAAAATTATTAAAGTTGAGTAATAATTACGCTACCACCACCCGACTTAGCCCTATAAGTAGAAACGGTGTTTGTGCCAAAGTTGACAGAGCCACCGCCACCGCCACACGTTCTGGGACTGTCAGAGCCAGCACCGCCGCCGCCGTAACCGCCACCGCCACCTGAACATCCATACCAACCACCACCAGCACCACCACCTCCGAAACCGCCTTCACGATTTCCGGGCGAACCGCCGTTGCCATCGGCCGAGCCGTTAGAATTATTGTATCCGCCTTCTGCATTATTTTTTATTGCTTTACCCCAAGGACCAGTGCCCGGACCTCCACCATCACTACCTTCTTGTTCGCCTGATGTTTTAAATCCTCCTCCTGCTCCGGGAGTGTTGTTTGTGCTGCCGCTGTATGCAAGCGACCCGCCATTGCCGTCGGTTCCACCTTCGGCACCGCTTCTTACTGCTCCGGAGGAGTTGTCATCGCTAGTGCCACCTCGACCGGAGGCGCTGATTGATGCATGAATATTCCATTGGCGTCCGGCCGGGTTGCCCGATGCGTTGGATCCATCTTGGTTAACATCGTCCCAATCAAAATCTGTTTGTCCACCACCACCACCAGCGACAACTAATGGCTCTGTGTCGGAACCTTTTATCCAAACTGCACTAGCACCTCCTCCACCAGTACTCGTTCTTGCCTGTGTGCCCGAGTCATCGCCCTTCTGACCAACAACAATTCGTAAAACTTGACCATAAGTGAGAGAATGGTCGCCCTGCATTCGTGCGCCCCAACCACCATTACCACTCGATTGACCCGCCTTTCCACCTTGCGCCCCATAACAATTTATTCTATATGTTCCCGTTTTCGGAACAGTCCACTCTTGAATGCCATTTATTTCCATAGCAAAATAAGAAGCATACCAGTTTTCAGAACTATATCCCGAAGAACCAAGTTGGGTCCTGGTAGGCCCGACTCTTCCTTGCAAGCCGGCATTAGTAAAAGTAAAAGTAGTAAATACAAATAATTCTGGATTTACTGGCGTAACAGAACTACTTGCGCTTGATGCATCTGACGTTCCAATTGGATTAGTTGCAGTAACAGTAAATGTATATGCAGTTCCATTAGTCAATCCAGTAACTGTAATTGGTGATGAACTACCAGTTGCGGTAGCACCACCAGGACTTGCAGTTACTGTATAACTAGTAATTGCAAGTCCACCATTATCTGATGGCGCACTAAATGAAACTACTACTTGGGCATTTCCAGCCGTGCCACTTACTCCTGTTGGTGGATCAGGGCGTCTAGCACCCGCACCACCAATCATCATGTTTCGTATAGACATATTAAGTTAAACCTCCACCATTGATTACGAACTCATTAGAAGCAACGCATAGAACAGTACATACGCCTCTCAATGCAAGACTTCTATTACCTGTGTTTGATGTGCCAGCTTGTCTCAATGTTACACCACCACCTTGAGTGATAGTGATTGTAGACCCTGAGTTATTATAGATTGTAACGTTATCGCCAACTGAGAATGTTCCAGATGGTACTGTAACGCCTGCTGTTGTATTAACGAATCTACCAACGTCAGCCGCTACTAATGAATATGAACCAGACTGTGCATTCTGTGGCAATGCTCTCAAGTTACCATATCCGTCATAGACATAAGTGCCAGCATATATGTTACCTGCTACACCAAGGCCACCCGCAACTGTCAACGCACCAGTCGTAGAACTAGATGCCGCTGTAGTGTTTGCAACGTTAGCTGAACCAACAACTAATGGTGCAAAAGTTAATCCAGCTGTGCTGAAGTTAACTGTGTTACCGGGCAAAGCAGTCAAGTCTGAGAACAATTTGTAAATTTTGTCTGTTGCGTCACGCACAATACCAGTATACTTTATTGTTGCGCCTTCTTTATACTCACCAACTGTACCTAAGTCAAGAATGTCGGCCGCATTGTTTGCGCCAAGAAAGACGATAGGGTTTGTAACAGAAAGTGAAGATGTTGAAACTGTATTGCCAGAACCTTGCAAGCTAATCGCACCAGTAATTGTAACGTTACCACCAACGTTCAAGTTACCTTGCATACCAACACCACCATTAATAACTAGCGCACCTGTTGTTGTGCTAGAAGAGTTTGTTGGAATGTTGATGTAAACTCTAGTGTCTGGTTGAATTTCCATCTGAGTATTACCAGTTGCGAAACCACCAGCACCGAAAATAATCTTTCTAGATGTACCAGCCGAACCTGTCGCAATAACTAAGTCACCAGTACCAACAGAACCTGCTGGTGCTTCGTAAAGAATATATGCGTCATCTTTCTTTGTCAATGCGAAATCTGGATCATTATAGTTAGAACTATTAACACCCATTGAAACCCAACCAGAGTCTGTGTTACCCCTGTCGTTCATCGCAATGAATTCTGAGTACGCTAATGTACCTGGTGATTGGTTAATAACAGCTAAGTCAATCGCATCGTTAGATGTTTCTGCACCAATGAATGTGTGCTTTGCTTCTTCAGAACCAGTCTCTGTCAACCAACCAGCAACACCTGAACCTGAGTGAACACGTGTATTAGCGTGAACGTGAGACACATAAACGTTTGCAGATGTACCAGAGATTGTTCCGTTAGCCGCTGTGATTGTCAACTTGTCAGTATTGACTGTAATATTTCCAGTCAACGCTGATGTTCCACTAACAGCTAAATTACCAGATGTAAGTGTGTTCGTAGATGTGTTATATGTTAAACCATCATCATCTATTATTCTGCCGCTTCCGCCTGCAAGAGCAACTCTGCCCGAAGTCAATGTGCTGATAAGAACGTTTGTTGCGGATACTGATGGTGATGATATTGTATTAGCATTCACAGAATTCACATAAATGCCATCAGTCGAATATTGGCCAACACTTCCTGCTGGACCCACAATTGCATTTACGGTGTTGCTAATTTCATTAACGGTGCTTCTAAACTCGTTAAACGTATTTGATAACGCTACTTGTGAAATTGTCATAGTTATTCTCTCTCTTTAGTAATTTTTAATAATAGATGTTTGATTTCGCTGAGTTCCGACTTGATATTGTCTACTTCTCCACGAATCAATGCGATTTCGTTCGTACTCTTATTTATGTCAGAAATTTTTCTTTTCTGAATTTTATACTTTAAGAGAGAATCAATATCCGTATTTAGAATTGCTTTAGAATTCCTGTCTCTCTCTGTGAACCCACGGACAGGTTCGGCAATTTTAATCTTTTCTACTATCATGCTAGTGCAATTCCTCTTAAATCTTTAACTTTCGGAGCATAACTCGGATTGCTAGACAAGAAAACAATCTTAATTGCGAAGTACTTGTACCCTTGGAATGTTCTTCCATCAGGTGTCGTATATGCAACTACGTTATTTAGAACACGGAAAATGTCCTGTCCAGAAGCAACTGTAGAGAATGCAGATTCAACTGTCAATGATGTGTTATTTGCAATCGTAGAAACCACACGTTCTGTTCTAGCCGTACCAACTGCAATTATGTCACCAATCTTTAAGTCTTCAATGAAGCGAGTAGATGTACCAATGACTGTTGTTGATACGTTCGAGATTGCAACTGTACCAGCAAGCAATTCTGAACCACCAGTTTTTGCTACAGACGGAACAACAAACTTCTCTTCTTTGTACTCATTCTGATTTAGTGTAAACGTTTCTGTTCCAACTAATTCCATAGGAGTATAGAATTTATCGTCAAACGCATCTGTGTCGTTTTCGTTTAATAGCTTACAGTAAACTTTAACTGAAGTTCCTGGTGGACGATTAATTCTCAAGTAAGTGACCAAATCAGACGCTTCAAATCCGTCATTCAACGTCACAACTTTAGTGATGTATCTAGATTGTGAAGAATACGGTCCTGTTGGATTCTCTTCATTACGAATAGTCATTGTTTGACTTTCCGCATTGGCTGTCGTAAAGTTAGTTGTAACAGTCAAATATGTATTATTTGATACTGAAGCAATTCTACGATACTCATCACCGAAGTAAGCATATTCACCAGGAAATACTTCCGAAGTAAAACTTGTACCAGAACCAATAACAATGTTATTGCTTGATCCGTATGTAATTGTTCCAGTTACACCTGTCTCAGAAGAGTTATTGATAACGTTCTTATCAAAGTGAAAGATAATGTTCTCATCATCGATATATGGAGTAATATACTTGTTCGTTGTGGACAATGTTGCTCTTACTTGTAGAGACTTAAATCCATTTGTAGTCTCTGCTGAAGTCGCAGAGATTTGTTTTCTAGAACGAAGTATCAATCTCTCATAATTCTTGATTGTTGTGTAATCAGAATCAACTGCAAATGTACTGTCGGCAGTCTTAATGTCATATGTAATATCTGTTCCAGGAAGAATCTGGTCACTAATAGCAGGAGTCAATGCATCGTATGTGAATGCTGTTGATACTGGAATATTAGTCCAATACGCAAGTTTAGCAGAAGTATTAAACTGAGCAACTCTCATTGTAAACTTCATATCAGTATTTTGTTTTGCAGTCCATGTTCTGTCGGTAGAAGATGTGAATAGCAATCCACTATTGTATGCCTGTTCAATTCGTGTTTGTTTATCTGGTTCTGTTACATCAATTGCACCCAATTCAGCAACCCAAATTGCAAAGTCTGGATCATTGTTTTCAGGTTTAACCGCAAAGCAATATTCATTACCAGAATTTAAGTAAATAGGATTCTTGAACGTGAATTTTGTTGCCGCTGATGCATTATCGCTAACATTGATATTTCTATTATTAACAAGCGCAATGTCGCCATCACTCACGAATTGTGGTGATGGATATCCATTTTCGAGTTCACGAATTTCAATACTAACGTTTCTGTTGTCATCTTGTGATTTTGTTTTGAAGAACAAATCAATAGAAGTCAAATAGAATCCTTTTGGATACGTATCTGGATCAACATAAAAACTCTGAGACAATGGATCAGTACTTCTTACTGGTGGCGGAGGAATTGGCACACTTGCAGTTTCAACACGTTGAGAAGAAACAACTTTTCTACCCAAGTTTGTGATGTTGTCTGTATTGTTAAATGATACGTTGAACGGGCGAGAGTTAATTGTAACTGTACCAGTTTTCTGTATAATACCTTGTGCAAATACGCTATTTCTTGCGCTAGTTAATGTTGTGCCTTCAGAATTCGTTGGGCTGTCTGTGACTTTGAATTCACGCTGTCCTGTATAGAATTTCTTAGAAGGAACTTCAAACAACAAATAAATTTGATTGTTCTTAACAATGAGTGGTTGTGATGTGTTTGCGCCATCAGCAATTACTCGCCAAGTAACGTTTTCATCACCTAGTGTTCCATTGCTATTGAATTTAGAATTTAACGTTTGTAATGTAGTAGAAGCGCCAATCAATTCAATTTGATAGCAATTTGCAGTAACGTTAACACCATCAAAGAATGCATAAACTCTAGAATTGTTTTTCAAACCTCTAGCCTGAATAGCGAATTCACGCTGACGCATCCAAAGTGCGGCTTCAACTTGAACAACTCTGTCAAATTTAACGTCTTGTGTAGAAGCAGTTGATTGATTACCAGATGCTAATTGATTGTATGCAACTTGAGTCGTTTGCTGTAATGCAGTAGTGACGTTGAAGTTACCGACTTGTGTTGTTTGATCCGTTCCAGCAACAATTGCAGTCTGTTGAGTGCCACCAAGCCATTTTTGATTTAGTGGAGCAACCTCTGTATTCCATGCGTTAATTAGAGCCTTCCAGTTGTCTGCACCTTGGTCATCATTGTACACAACCGCTTGTGTCGGATCATTTACAACATCAAAGAAATTATCAGTAAATGGCATGACAGACAATTCACCAGTCCAAACAAAGTTCAATTCCTCTGCAAGTCTTAATTGCTTAGAAGCATATTGTTGTTTTAATCCAGGTGCTTCAACTTCAGTATACGGCAACATAATTTTGTTGCCAGAATTTATTGTTGTTGTTGATGCTGTTGTGGAGTAACGAAGTCCAACTGTGTTTGCATTGTCTTGTAAGCAAGTTAAGAATTTATTTTTCTTATCGATAGAACAATCTTTACCATCATTGGATGTAGATGCTACAGCCCAACCAGTAAATGGATCCACAAGAATACCATTCTTGAATCTGTCTAAACCATCAGCATCTAATTCTGTCGTATCTGTTGCTTGTTTTTCTAAGAAACTCAATGCAGTAAAGTACTCAAGTCTTTCAAGTCTTTCATTCATTCTTGCAACATCACGCATTGTAAATCGTTTGTTTTTCAACAATTTAATTTTAACGTCTGCTGGCAATGATGGATATGCTGGAATAACTAATTCTGCAATCTCCAATGTATCAGGTTTTGTTGGTGGAGATTCTGCTCTTTGATTACCAGCTTGTGCAGGAACACCATCGTTAATACCGAACACACCACGATTGTTAATGTATACTTTAGCAATTCTGCCTTTGTAGTAAATCAAATCTGCGTCAAAGTCGGAACCAGATTCCGGAACACGAAGTCCAAATGTTGGAACTTGATATGTACCAACATCAATTGGATTTAAAGATGTGTTCGCAGTCTTAATTGGCCTAAAGTCAATACAATCACGCAACTTATAGAATGCCTTGGTTGTCGGACTTGTAAAGTTAGGAATATCACCAGTCGTAATTGTCGTGTTCGATGATACAGTATCATTAATTGGATAAGAATCAACTGACGCATAACCAACACCTTGAGATGTATCGTGCGTAAAGTTATCGAAAACTGCTAACAATCTTCCAGTTGGAACGTAACCAGCAACTGGTGTAATTGTTCCATGCTCATATGAATAATCACGCTGTCCGTTATCTAATGTGTAGTACTGAGTTACATTTGTATTAGATGTAGATGCCGCAACGTTAAATGATGATGATTGATAAACAGCATGTAGCTGATAGATATCACCATAACCTAAACCAAACGGTCCAGAAATTCCATTGATGTGTGTATTTGGATTGATGTTTGCTTGAGTATGGAAGTTTAATGTCTTAACTTTCTCTCTAGCACTTGCTCTGTCCATAGATACAAGAACTTCAGCAGTAAATGTTGCATTTTCTTGAACATCAATTTGTGCAGTACCTGGAGAAGTAACGTTAACACTTCTTGTGCTTCCTTTTCCGCCATTTGCAGAAAGAGATAGGATTGTTCCTGATGGAATAATTTTAGTATGTGCAACGCCAGTAGCACCAGCACCATGCGCCGTTGCCAAAGTTAATGATGTAGCACTTGTAATAGATGCAATTCTATGTGTAGTAGTTGATCCGATTTTAATTAAATCGCCAACATTGTATTGTGATGTGAATAGTGTGCCACTACCAGTAACAGCAGTATTTGATGCACCTACAGTAACGGTACCAGTCAACGCAGAAGTCTCTACGTTTGCACCAGCATTATTAACGACAACCATGTAGTAGTCATTTTTCTGAGTAGCATTTAATACATCCGTACCAACGAATGTTTCCGTAACAACGTCAGTCGCAACAGTCGCAACACCAGATGAGAATGAAACGCTAAATTTCTTTTTAAATCTAAATGCAGTTTCAACGTTTTCTGAAGAGTCACGTACAGTTCTAATTGCGTCATATGGCAATGGAAAAATCATCGTGTTAAACGATGTTTCTTGTAATACTGCGCCAGCGGTAGTTGTTACAATATCAGCAAAACGTTTTGGTGTTGCAGAATCATAAACAGCACGAACGTCAGCGAAGTTCTTACCTGAAAGCATTTCAATTTCGTACAAGTACAAATAGTATCTTGCATCGGCAGTACCTTTAGTGCCACTCACATATTCAATTGAACGCACTCTTGCAGTACCAATCGCATTACCAGCAACTGTTGCTGTTGAGTGCGCTAAGTTTGTAATAACTTGTTGTGGTGTATCATACAAATCAACCAATGTCGATTCCATAATGTCCCAACCACCAACAACTTCTTTTACTTCAATGTACTGGCCATAATTGATTTGAGTCTTAGTCTGTTGCACATATGCTGTGCTAAGACCTTTTTGAAACTCAATTGGAGTTTTTGTAATAATTTGATTTCTATAACCAGACACATAAGATGTGAATGGATCAACTTCAACTAAAAGCAAATCTGAGTTACCGCCTTCGGTAGATACGTATCTACCTCCGTTGTCGCCATTCAATAAATGCTCACGAACAGTAACGATTGGATCAGACAATGTATAATTACCGGATTCTTCATTTGTTCGTTTTGCTAAAACATCTTCCACTTTACTGTCAACAGTAATTGTTTTTCTTTTTCTAGCAACGCCAGTATCAATTTCTGTGATTGTGATAAATTCATTTTCATCAGTAGTAGCGTTTAATCCAACTTTGGTTAAAGTTGTATCAATTTTTAATCTATCAGCACCCGGTGCTTGTGCGTTAGGTGTTCCCTGTGCATTGTCAACAAGTGATTGGTCTTCGATGTAATCGACAAAAGACCTTGATGGAACTAAACCAATCTTATAAGATGGTTCGTTCGAATATTTGTCAAGTAAAATTGTTTGTGTAGAATGTTTAACGAAATGGTCAGCAACATAAACAACGCCTTCAGAAACAGTAATCTTAGAACCGTAGTTATAGATTCGCTCTGTAGCTAAACCTTCATCAACAACATTACGTATTGCATTTGTTGTTGCGGCTGATGCATAATTTCTGCCTGTTACTGTTGACGTAAAGATTGTCTCTGAGTTTGCAAACACAGTATTGGCACGAAAATCAGTAACAGCAGTAACATTAAGTACTTGATTTGCACCAGTAGATAATATCGTATTTGCTGATGTTGCTGTTAATATACCGCTTGTGTTCGAAACAAAAATCTTATTTACACCGCTAATTGGATCAACGTACCAAGATTCAATTGTACCAGTATTACCCGTTGAGAAAGTAATAGTGTTTCCAGTTTGAAGCGTAGATGGCGCAACGTTTACTGTAAGAACTTGCGTTCCATTTGTCGCATAGCTAATAAACAATGTCTTAGGATCATCTCCATCAATATCTGTAACTAGTCCACAATATGCTTTGATGCCGCTGTTTGCGCCATAGATTACGCTACCAACAAAATTCGCAACTGCAACCGTGCTACCATTGTAGGTAGGTTGAAGTTTAACGAAACTTAAATTTAAGTCTAGATTTTGTTCGCAACCATCGACTAATGCGCCTTGCTTGAAAAAATATTCAGCAAAGCGTCTAGTCTGCACTTGTTGAAGAGTTTGTGCTTGTGTAAGTTCTCTAGCCTGAACAGCACGTCCAGGACGATAGAGAACTCTTACAAACTTCTTATCTTCATCATAATCATCAAAGTATGGACTGGTGTTTAAGTCTATACCACCAGGGTTTGTATTTGCCATTTATTTTTCAAGCCTACGTTTTTTTTAAATTAGAATTGAATGATTAGTTTAACGTCTTCAATTTGGTCAGCCGCTCTAGAGATTGGCACACGATTTTCAACATAGATAATGTCGCCTGTGTATGGCTGTAAGCCTGGAGTTGTAATAACTGCAATTGTTCCAGAAGCACCAGATGTTCCACCAGTTACGCTTGCTGAGTTAGCAAATGCACGGTGAACTGGCAATGTAGTGTACAAGTTTGGAGTTGTCCACTCAACAACAGAAGCTGTGTTAGAACCGCTAGTAACAGTCTCGTCTAATGAGAATGTGCCAGATGGGCTAGACAATTGATACTTGAATGATTGTCTGTAAGAAGAAGCAACCGCTCTAGTAGTTGTGCCATACAAATATGGGTCACGAACGATACCAACTTGACGGAATTCGTTAGCTGTAGAGAATGTATTAGATTCTGTACCATCCAAACGAACGTTAATCATAATGTACTTACCACCAAGTTCTTCAACTGCGTTAGCACCATGACCACCTTTTGGTGAAATGATTGCTGTAGCGGCTGCGGAACCAGATGCGAATGTGACTGTTGCTCTTGTGTAACCTGTACCAGCCGCAGTAATTGTAACTGCTGTAACTGCGCCAGCAGTAATTGTTGAGTTGGCTGTAGCGCCTGTACCGTCACCAGTAATAGTAACTGCTGGAGCAGAACCGTAACCAGAACCACCAGATGTTACTTTAACAACGTGAACACCGCCATCAACTGCGGCCGCTTGAACGTCCCACTGGTCTGTACCATCGTCACCATCTAATGTTTGAACTGGAATGTAATCATTCGTCAAGAATTTCAACGCTTTAGCAGTAGTAACTGTATACATGTATTTCCAAATGTATCCGTCTGCTGTCGTAAATGGTGATGTGCTTACGCCTGTTGGCTTTGTAGTAGAAGCCGCACCACCAGCATTCCACAAGCACTTGTAAACGTTATAGTCTTCTGTAATCACAAAGAAAGAGTCAGATTCGATTAAGTTTGTATCTGTATCATCATAGTATGTGTATACATCGCCAGAAGTCCAATCGTGTCTTGGAACTGCGTGTGTTACGTCCGCTGTAGTAATGCGTTTTGCGGCATACATATCACGCCATGGAGTATATTCAACGTTAGCTGTTGAATTTACTGGTGTTGGTGGTGCATTATCGTCTGGAAATGCTGTGTTTTTGCCGATGAACAAATACATAATGGTATTTGCTGTTTCAGAAAATGCTTCTGCGAATTGCTGTGCATTGTGTACTCTGAATTTTGTAGTTACAATTGATGCCATGTGGTTTTCTCCTTTTGAATACTGTACTTAAAGTTGTTTTTCATTTACTTATTTATACAAAGTTTTTATCTAAATTGACTGTTTATATGCAAAAACATTTGTAAATGTGCTTGCTGGTAATCTATCAACAACCATAAACGTGGTGTTTGCTATACTCTCTACCTCAAAATACTCATTGTTTGCAATAAATTTGCTACCCAAACTAAAGTCTGAAACAAAATTAGTTCCAGAACCAATCACTATCGGAACCAAGTCTGAAAGTAGCGAATCATCAATCACATCGATTGCAGTTGTGCTAAATGTCGAAAGCTGTAAAGTAGAGAATCCTGCATTAGCAGAAGAAACTGTTCCTGCAATCTTTGCGTATGATGTATAGTCTGATGCAGTATATAGTGACGGATAAGTTGTGCCAAATGTCTCTGCACTTAATTGCCTGTCATATAGCGTACCCGATATAGCAAGGGCTTCTAGTGTAGAAATTGGTAAGTCACCATATGGTAATGCATATCCATCAGATGCACTTTGAATATCAACCCGTATTTCATTTCTGAATATATCTGTTGGATTTCTTCTTGCAGATTGTCCGCCACTATATGGTGAAGTTGTCGCTTTGATAGTAACATCGTATGTTGTAGTGCCAAGATTTGTATCGAATGTAAAATCCGCTAATGTAGATATTGGCGATGTTTCATAATCTGACAATAACAAGTCATCGTAAATTGTATATTTAAATCCGTTACCCTCAGAGCGAACGACAATCTCTCTATTTACAGATAAATTATTGAGTTCAGTACTAGTTACAGGAAGTACTTTAATGTACTCTTGATATTGTTTTGGCTGTACAGTATATATGGACTCAAACGTTGAAGTTTCATATGCGGTTGACGTTCCCTCATACAAACTCTGTGGCAATAAATCTGTGAATGTTTCATCAACAACTTCAGCTATTGAAACATCACCCAAGTTAATTCTATATAAGTAAACAAGATTTTGTGCGGATGCAAATTTTTGTGGTGCAACAGTAGAATATATGAAGTCGGCTTCAACATTCATGTCAGCTAAACTTGATGCTGATTGTATGAAGTCATCAAATGCTACGTTTGCTACATCAGAAATTAATACGGATTCATAATCTGATAGCAATATAGAACCATATTTTCTAAGTCTAGTAGCATGACCAGTTAGTTTGTATTCTTTACTTGCAGTTAATGTTGAAGTCTCTACAATCAATACAGGCAACTCACGATTCATTTCGGTGAATGATACTACAGAAACATCATTAACTTGAAGTATGATAGGAATTTCGGGTCTAATTATTAATGGCTGTGGAATTGTAATAATTGACTCTGCAAGTGGTACTGTTCCACTAACAGCAAACGTTTCGTACTTAAGTCTTGTTGTAGTTGACAACGTAGAAACATCAATCGTATTATCAATGAACAAATTCAATATAGATTGATATGCTGGATTCTCACTATACAAATCATTAAATCTTACATCTTGTAAAACTGAAATTGGTGTTGAACCAAAGTCATCACCATAAACGCCACCTGTTGAAACTATTTGTAAATCGCCATAAGTATTTTGCCCGTAGCCAGAGACAATATCAAATTTAGACACTACAAACTTTGTAGTCGGCAATGTTGCAGACGTTGAAGTAACATCAAGTTCAAACGGAGTCTGAATAATGAATGAATGTCTTGCGGCACCTTGATTAATTACAACGCCAACGTCAGTAATTCCAGTTTCTTCATCACCCTCAGGCACCAAGTGAATAACGTATTCTTGAACATCCAACAAGTCCGTATCAAGTCTGAGAACAGGTGCTTCAACTTTGATAGTCCATGTGATGTTTGAATATTCATAATCACCACCAACATAAATTTGTGCCAATATCTGCACAAGCATTCTGCTAATTTCTTCATTATTAATCAATTCGGCAGCAACATCAAGGTTGTTGAGGATGCTAATCTCACCAAAATACGTCAAACCAGCAGGGTGAATAATTGATTTTAGTGTGTTAGAATATGTCTGAAACGTTAAGCCGCTCTTAATAACATAAGAGTAATCTTGATAGTAGTATGAGTCTTGAATAATCTTGTAATCAATTTTACCATCATCATCTAACCAAACGCCCTGTTTAATTCCAAGACCCGAAATAACTGGAGTTAATATTGCGTTACCATCACCAACAGCAGATGCAGATGCATTTGCGGCACTATAGTTAATACCAAAATTTGTGATTTCAACTGAACGAATAGAACCAATACCTGTGATATTGTTCGCAGTATCTACACTAAGGGTCGAACTCTTACCTTGAATATTTGTTGCAACTAAATTTGCACTCGAACCAGTTGTTGTAGAGATTGAAATTGAAGGTAGATTTGCAGAACTATATCCAGTACCAAAGTTAGTTAACTCAATACGCTTGATTGGTCCTTTTACCGACCAATCTTCATTTTTAATGATATCATAATAACTGCCATCAGCCTTCATTTGAAAGCCATCTTCAAATAGAAGGTCGAATGTCGTTGATTCTACAACAGATGCAATTTGTCCGGCTGCATTTGCGCCGGCGCCACCAGTAAAGATTAATGTGTTTCCAACTCCATAGTTAGAACCAGCATTGTTGATAGTAATCAACTTATCGGACAACAATCCTAAAGATACAATTGCGGTATCTTGTAATGTAATAGAAGGTCTTTTGAAATAACCTTCACCTCTATTGATAATAGAAACTTGAGATACTTCACCGACAGTATATGTGTTCGCACCAGACGTTACACTATACGTGTTTGCTAGTTCTGTGACTTTAACAATAAAGCCAGAACCACCAGTACCAGTATTGTCGATTGTCGCAAAAGTATTTAATTGATAGCCATGTCCAATTGTGTTTATGTTTAATGCACTAATTGGAGATTCTTTAATAGAAGAAACTTTAGCTTGTGCTTCAGAGCCATCACCAGAAATGGTAACAACATCTCCTTCTTCATATCCAGAACCACCATCAATAATCGTTACGCCGGATATGATACCATAAATTGTTGTGACGAGGTTACTATCGTCAATGTCAACAACGTCTTCGCCAGCAGTAAAAGTACCGCTGACAAGTTTCAATGTCATTTCAGCGACTTCTCTGGAACCAATAAAGAATTTCTTAATGTCAACTACGTTTGCAAGAAACCCTGAAGACTGCCCACGAATAGTTTTATTTAAGAATAAGAAAATATCTCTATCGTATGGTGCACCTAAAGAGTCTATGCCAGTAGCAACAGCAACTGTTCTAATAATTTGAGTCTTTTCAAAATTACCATCAGACACACGTAAAACGTCAGTTCCAGGATAGTAAAAATCAATATCTTCATCATATAGAAGTTTGAATAAGAATCTATATGACTGTTCATTACTCTTTGATTCATAAAAATCTTTGAAGTATTGCGCTACAAGTCTTTTGTCACCATAGTACGTTGAAGGTATGCTAGGATACAATTCTTCTCTAAGATAATCAACGTACTTATCAACAGAAGTTTCTAGCGTCTTATAGTTTAGAACATTTCCAGTAGCACGTCCTACGTTATCTTTAGTGATATTGACAGTTGCAGTTGCGTTTGACGTTTGCCCCTCAACAACTTCACTATAGTTAAATACAGTTCTTGTTGTCAACTTAACAATGATAGAATCTGTTTTGACTTCTTTGATAATCGCAGTTGCGCCTGAAGTTGCGCCCACAACTGTTTCTCCAACTACAAACGTTCCAGTTTTACTAGTTAACGTTATGGTTGTTGATTGCATCCATTCATAGTAGGCTTGCATGAACAGCAAGAATCTTTCCGTATCAACGGAAGAGTTCTCACCGACAAATGAGCCTACATTTAATGAAGGCTTGAAAAATGCATCATTCATTTTTATCTATTGACCAAGCTAATTGATTTATCGTCAAGCATTGTAACTGAAATATCAGCATCTCTAATAGAAATGATTTGACTTCTTAATGGAAGAATATCTTTATCTTGCGGAACTGCTGTAACTTTCAATGTTGTACTGCCATCGTTAAATGCAGTTGGTGCAAAGTTTGTTAACACAATTTTACCAGTTGTATAATTGATTGTTCCTGCATTGATAGAAACCGCAATGTTATCTAAGCCTAAAACTCTGTAGATACGAATCAAACCATTGTTATCTTCTAAGAAGCAGTTTGAGTATCCACCAAATGTAAATGCATTTGATGTTAATTTATTTCCAACACCATACGCTGAAGTTGTTGGTCTGCCATTTGTTGCATTGTCAATTGCATTTGAGAAACTAATCTCATATCGTGTACTAACGCCCAATTGAACGTCTACTTCTTTTCTCATTCGTGCGGACATAACGTTACTTAGAATTGACCTTTCAGTAGTATCAATCAGTCTCGATAATTTTGAATATCTAAAATACTTTGAGAATTGATTAATTTCATCTGTGTTATACGTCTTGATTGTATCAATCACAAGCTGTTTGATTTCAGCGGCACTCATAATGGTAGAGTCGGATAAGTACTTTACTGTTGCATCTATAATGATGTATGTGTACTCAGGGTCAACAATTTCTGATGTTACAGTCAAAATCTTTTTAGGATTGATTACAGAATTGATTAAGTTTAATTTTTCAGTCGCAGTTAATACATCACCAACTTTAGGCTTGACTGCAATGAATACTTTACCATACGTTGGTGGATCATTGTCTTCACCGCCCCAAACAACGCAAGAGTCTACTGTTGCTTGTTGTAGCATCAATGTTTTATAGTCATCGGCTGTCACAACACGATTTTGTGCTTCATATGCTTTTGGTGCATTGAATTTAATTTGATTGATAGATTCTCTGTCTGCACCACCGGCTGCCGGATCAGTCGAAACAAAACTAATTGTTGTTACTCCAGCAATTGCGTCAGCATATGTCAACGTTTGAATGTCGTTTGCTGAAGTTCCGTTAGACACAAGATATTCAAGCACAACAATATTGCCAGCGTCTAGTGCAACACCAAATACACCATCACCAAATTTGAGTTCGTATTGTCCATCTTCAACTTCTTCTATGTAATACACTCTAGTCGTAGAAGCAACTTCAACTAAGCTGGTAACTTTAGAGAATGTTCTTACTGTGCTATCTGTAGAAGAATTTAAAACGCTAACAGTCAAAGTCGATGTATCAACATTTTTATTCGGAATTAAAAATCTTTGGTCAGGATCGTTTAAGTTTACTGTATATCTTCTATTGATATAACGTCCTTCTTTAAGCGACATAGCAGAACTATACACACCACTTACTGGCGTAATAATTACAGGAGTAGTGTTTAAGAAGTTATATGTTACTCCATCTACAGAACCTGTGAAAGAAGTGTATGCTGGAATAGTGACGTTAGTTGGAGAACCAGTAACCGTTAGAGTTGCAGTTCCGCTAATAGATGCGGATGTGACTGAACGTGGCGTATAGTTTAATGACTTAGCCAAGTTGACAACTGAATTTCTTTTCTGTGCTGTTGGCAAGAATGCTTCAGCGGCTACCATGTTTAGGTAGAATGAATTGTAGTATGTGTTATAAGCTAACAAGTCTAATAGAACATTAAGTCCAGAACCCTCAAAGTTATAATCTCTGAATTGATCCTGTGCTTGTAGATAAGATTTAAAGTTAGTTTTGATTCCCTGAAAATCTAATGCATCTATTTTTAAATTATTGTCCGATGCCATTATGCTGTCCTTTTGACTGTTGTTTGTAGACTTGCAATGCCAGAGGCATTTTTAATTACATACTCTAATTTGATATCAAACCCGTCATCCGAATAATCTATCTTTATGTCTCTTAGTGAAATGCGCTGTTCATACTTTTCAATGTCTCTCTTAAGACTATTCTTAAGTTCATACAATGTAAATGCGCCGTTTCTAGAGAACAAATAATTTTTGACGCTACTACCATAATCAGGCAAGAACGGGCGTGAGCCTTTTGTTGTATTGATTAAATTGGACAAAGAACGTCTAACCGCAACCTCATTTGTAATGGGACGAACGTCACCAGTCACAGGATGAGGTGTGAAGTCTAATGGTAAATCTTTGTAAAAATTAATAGTAGCCATTTTTTCTTTTATTTATGTCTGTTATTCTGCCGTTTTGGCGTCTTGAATTTCTTTTCTTCGTTCTTTTGCGGTTTTTGTAAACTCTGCTAATGCTTTTCTTGCTCTAGTTCCGGCCGCTTTGTTTCCCTTTTCGTCAAACTTCGCACTCTCTGCAAGATATGATTCAAATAAATTTACTAAATTTTCATGGTTTGTCATGGTAATGATCCTTATAAATGTTGACAAAAGGCTTGACAATGTGTTACACTACTGTGTAGCCTATGATATTACGTATTAGGTACCGGTAAGGTAGCCGCCACAGCAATTGCGATATCTTGCAATACATCTTTATCTTCTAGGGCTTTTATCCTAGCAAGAATTTGTGCAAGAGTTGTTGTATTCACGCTATCGGAAAAAATTAAATTATTACTTCCGTTCAGCGTTAAATTAGTATTTGAAGTAACGACACTATTATTAGAAGACTGAATCAAAAAATCATTACCATCAATAGTAATGTTATTTGACGAATCTATCGTTACATTGCTTGTATTTGCAATTCTAATTGTAGCATTGTTTACTTCCCAAAGAACATCGTTTTTATTAACGACACTCGCAAAGTTTCTAGTTAGACTGGGTGTTGTCCCAAAATACTCTGCGGCTTGTTGCGGAATTGCAGGAAGATATCCTAAAATTGCAGGCTCTTGTGCAGACAATGAATCTAAGAAGAATCCAAAAACCCATTCACCTACTCTAGGTGTTCCATAAAGGTTTGGTGTATTTAGGGGGTGAATAGTTAGCGCCCAAGGCAAGTCTTCAGTTGGAACTTGATTAGTTGACTTTGCAGGATGATATCCAAAGCATCTCACTTTGCATCTGCCTAGTGTCAACGGGTCGTTGATATCTTCAACAATTCCAATCCACCAAATAAAACCATCATGCCCTAAAAAATTTCTCATCACTTATCCCACATGTTTAAAGTATTGAATCTGTCTTTCTTGGTCTGCAACCCATTCATCTGATGGCTTACCTTCACCTTTGTAGTATCGCAATGGCTTACCTGTCTTCTTAGAGACTAACGCCCACTTGCCGTCTACTTGTTTAAGTGTCTCAATTAATTCTGGACCAAAAACTTCTTCTTCCCACTCTTCTTGCGAAAGTGTGGTGCCTTGTATAAACTGTTTGAATTTTTTCATAACTTGTCTAACTCTGATGTGTCTACTGCGCCTGGAGGAACATTATCTCTAATCCAAGTCAGTAATTGTTTTTTCACATCAAGTTCTTTCTTAGCAGGTTTTCCTGGTTCTTTGAGTGTCAAATACTTAAAGTCTTTAATGACAGGATTACCTTTCTTGTCTTTGTATGCTTTATTTGTTTTTGGGTCGACAATGAAAATTGTATTCTCTGGATTATTTAGAATGACATAAACACCGCCTTGAACAGTTGGTGGCATAGCTGTTGTCACTAAATTATATACAGTCTGTGCCGCACCAGCATGAGTAGCAAGTAGAATATCTTCTGGCACAACTCTTGCTCTTGATTTATTGTTTTTTATTGCAATCTGATAATTAGTCAGAACCCAAGATACGTGAATGTTCTTCGGTTCATATCCAGCTTCAAATAGTTTTGGCAGAACATCTGTCATGTCTTCAACTTCTTTGAATGTGCTGTCGAAAATAAGATTCGGCAATTGCCCTTTTTCAGCGCCAGCAAGCATCAAATCTAATGTCTTGTTTTTTACGTCAGTTGCACGAACTAGAACGTGTAAGATGTAAACATGAGTTGGAGTTTTCAAGTCCAATTGATTCATTCTCAACTTCTTATCAATTAATTCTTTTTTGATAAGGTCTTTGTCTCTCTCAGAAATTTTGTCTCCATACTTGTCAAGTAAGTCCTGAGTCGTGAATTTGCCAAGTGCATCTAACTTTTGAAACGCAATCTTTAATTCATCAACGTCACGTATTTTAAATTCAGACCCTTGCATGAAGTGCTGAACAGCAAAGCCTTTACCCGAACCTGCACCACCAGCAAGGAACACAATCTGCCCATACTTTGCGCCATTGTTGTAAAGTATTTGTTTCTCTACAAGTTGAGTTGCTTTGTAGTCTTTTAAATCTACATACTCTGAAAATTTGAGTTTCATGGTACTAAACCTTTTCTCCAATATCTATTCACTATTGTTGTTGAATCTGTGTTGTCTTGATAACGTCTATTTGGCAATGCCGCTTCTATAGTTGGTGTGCCAACTCCAGTATTGAAGTCATATGGAATAGTTGCTCTGCCTAGTTCTAATGATTTCGAGTATGTGCCCATTCTGATTCTATGATGAACAGACATAACAAAATATCTACCCGAATGAATTCTGTCGTTAGGTATACTTGGGTTTGTTGGGTCTGCTAATTTCTCGAAAGCACTAGGAACGATGAAGTTGACGATATGTCCAACACCAATGTTATTTTTGCCACCCTCAATCTCTACGCCAATCTGAAATAAGTTCTTAGTCAAGTGTCCGTAAATGTTATTTGTTAGCCACTCATCTCTGTTCACAGAATCATTTAGTGAAGATGCAATTAACTTTCTTCCTGGAGTTTGTCCTGCAATATCGTCAAATCTTGAAAATATGTTTGAATTGTCAATCGTTTTAAATGAATAAAAATCAGTCGATTCATTCTGCCCATTTGCGTATGACAACTTTCGCATTGCGTGAGTTCTTGATATTGGGTCAATCGATGTGACTGTTGTATTATACAAACCTAATAGCATTGCATTCAAATGATTAAAGTTTTCTCTTCTTTCAAATTTTAAAGTTCTTAGAGTTGCATCTTCTTTATTCGCTACAGTTTTTTGTGCAAATTTAATATCATGCACACCATATTGTGCCGCATCTCTAATTAGCTTATTCAGACTGCCAAAATAGTATGATGAAGTAAATGGTTCATCTGTTCTAGTGTTAGTCGCAAATACTGGATTGAATCTTTCAAAGAACACATAGAAGTCACCTTTTGCACATGCACGATGTGTCATTGCTTCAATCGCTTTATGTGGCATAAGTCCAGTAGAGATGAATGGTTTCTCTAATGTAATTTTAGGGTCTTCTAAAACCAAATCATTTGCTCCACCCATTTCAGAGAACATAGATGTTACTGCGTCTCCAATCGACATGTTCTTATAACTTTTAAACAAACACTTTTTAGTAGAATTAATATAAGTTCTTGATGTAAATTGTAATTGATATGCGCTATGCAAAGTTGTTTGTTCTACTGAACTTTCACTAATCTTATGTACAACTAAATCTTGTCGCCAAATAATAACTTCACCATTTCCAGGCTTTGCAATTTTCAATCCGATTAGTTCTCCACCACGTAGTGCAAATTTTTCTAAACCACCACCAGAATCGTCAATCGTAATTACGCCCTCAATAGATGCGGAGAACATGTCTTCAATAATTTCAAGGTCTCTAAACACACCCATCAAGTCTACCTTCTCACCATATTGTGTGAGTAAATAAACTTCTTTAACGTCAACGTCTGAACCAAAGCCAGGAACAATTGATGGGTCTTGCGATACTTTTATATCCGAATTCTGCCCAATGTCAGGCGAAAACTTAGTAAACGCTGAAAAATTATTATTAGTAGTAGCCATTACGTAACTGGTTTCTTAGTGATAGAATTCAAATCAGAAGTAATTGCATTGATTAAACTTTTTCTAATGACTTTTATCTTTGATTTATTCGAGTTAACTCTTAATTCATATTCATATTCAGTTTCAGACGTTCTCTCATTTATCGGAAGACTATTATATGTTGTTTGGTCTACAATATCTCGACTTGCATTATAGTAATATTTTACATTAGACATAGCCGATGCAAGACTACCATACTTTTCGGTAATGTATGATTCTAAGTCTACAGAATTCTTTGGCCAGTCATCATACAAACTGTGAATATCATTAGCAAGCAAAATAATCCAATCGTAATCTGTACTGCCATAAAGTTTGTACGATACGTAATCTGGACGTTCACCATCTTGTACTAGATATGGTGTGTACAAAAGTCCTCTGTAGCTTTTTAAATAATCTTTTACTTTTAAAGATGATGTGATATCGATTGCAGTAAGTGAATCGTAGTCATCAACTTTATAAGTTATTTTTGGGTAGAATTTATATATTGACATATTAGAATATTGTTCGACCTGATGTTTTGTGTTCTGCTGTTGCGTAGTCTGCTGTAATCAATACGCTCTCTCTTAATGCAATTGTCATGTTAACTTCAGACGCAAAATATTCTCCATCTGTGGCAGATGCGGGATTTGAAAGAAATACCATTTTGTTTTGTGCGCCATAGTCTAAACCAATATTCTCAATCATACAAAAATCAGAAATAAACAATGAAACAATCTCACTATTTGTGCCATTCTTTTTATAGAGAATCAATTCCAATTCACACATGTCTGGATATCCAAATGTCAATGGTGCTTTAGATGCTTCTACGATTGCAGTACCTTCATTTTCATTAAATTGCTCCAGTGTCAATTCTGTTAATCGTATTTGTTTTTCTGCATCCGGTAATGCATTGATGGCTTCTTGCTCTTCAACACTCAATGTAGAATTTGCAAGTGCTTCTGGATCAATTGGTGTCAATGTATCATTCAAATTTCCTCTAGGTGAAGATGCGACACGAAACGTGTGAATAATATCACGCATTATTTTTGCTTCTTCATAACTAGTCGGCTTCATATTAAATGGTAATTGAAAAGACCTGTATCGTGGTCCCTGATAAATCAATTGTTGAAAACTGTTGAATAGCTTTCTTGTTAAGAATTCTGTTTGATTTTTTCCTGATTGTCCAGCACTAGCAATGAAACCAACGCCAGCACCAAGAGCATTCATCAAGCCTTTTTGAATTGCTTCTAAACCGCTACCCTTAACTCTACCCAATAGTTCTGTCATATCTTTCATAGTAGCATTACTAGTTTGTCCCGGTTCAATGCTACCAAATATGCCTGTGGCTTCCGTATATCCTTGACCTAGTTGTGTGCTGAACGTGCCTCCGAGTCGTATATAAATAGAAGGCGCATTCGAATCGGCTCCCGTTGCATCATAGAATTTAAATCTAGCCATGGGAATAACAAATTCTGAGTGTGCGAAGTCGCTACCGAATATCAATTCAGTTTCTGGTCCGCTAGGATATTCAAATCCAGATGTTGTTATTGTGAATGGTGTTCTTGCCGTCATTTGGCTTTCCCTTATATTAATTCATTATTCTATTTATGTCATACAAAGGTAAATTTAAGCCTAAAAACTATCAAAAGTACAAAGGCAACCCAACTAATATTACATATCGTAGTCTACTAGAACGTAGATTCATGGTGTATTGTGATGAAACTCCATCTATCTTAGAGTGGTCTTCTGAAGAAGTTGTTGTGCCTTATGTGTCTCCTGTTGACAATCGGTATCATAGATATTTTGTTGATTTTTGGATGAAATACAAAGATAGAAACGGTGATATCAAATCTGTTTTGATTGAAGTCAAGCCAGACATACAAACACGACCACCTGTTAGAAAAAACACACCCAATGGTAAACCTACTAGAAGATTCATCAATGAAGTAATGACATGGGGCGTGAATCAAGCAAAATGGGAAGCGGCAACAAAGTACTCAATTGAAAGAAATTGGGAATTTAAAATCATAACCGACAAAGATTTGAGATAAATAGAAGTATGATATTCGATAACATACTCATTCAAGGCGCTAGACAAGGCATCATTCCTGCAAGAACAGTTGCGGCAAGGGATTGGTACAGGCAAGCGGCTGGTAAATTAACATCAAACATAACTGCTGGTGCGTTTGAAAAAAGAACAGACTCCGCAAGAAAAGTTTCTACGATGGAGTATGGGTATATGTATGCATTCAGATACGACCCGAAAATGAAAAAAGAGTTGCCGTACTACGATACGTTTCCTTTAATCTTTCCAGTAAAGATGGAAGAAGACGGATTCTTAGGAATCAACTTTCACTATTTGCCTCCAGTGCTACGTGCAAAGCTAATGAATGCATTGTACTCTACATTGACAAATAAAAAATATGATGATTCGACAAGAGTGAGAATTTCATATTCTATTCTACAATCTGCATCTAAGTACAGATACTTTAAGCCAATGCTAAAGAAATATCTAAGAAATCATGTGCGTTCACAATTCTTAGAGATACAAGTAAACGAATGGGATATGGCTATTTTTCTACCAACAGAATCTTTCAGAAAAGCAGACACAGGACGTGTTTGGGAAGAGTCTCGCAAACAATTAGGAAAGTCATAAAATGGCAACAGATTTAGGAACAGTTACTGTGACAGCATCAAGAGAAAATCCTTTTAGTATATCCAACTTCAAGACTGCTATTGGTAAACCAGTTCGCCCTAACCTATTTCGTGCAATATTGCGTGGGTGGGATTCCAATGAAGTTCTAACCGCAACGATGGATCAATATGGAGTTTCAGATATTGACGATTTTGTTTTTAGATGTGAGAAGGCTGAGTTGCCTGGTCGCTCTATTGCTACGTCAGATGATACTGGAGGTGGTGGTCCCGCATTAAAACTTCCATATGATGTAACATATAGTGACCTTCAAATTTCTGTCATTTGTTCTGCCGACATGAAAGAGCGTGTGTTCTTTGAGTCTTGGATTGATTCTATTGTTGGTCCAGCTGGAGATGCAGATGGTGCATCGAATGGTGGCTTAGTTTCTTACTTTCAAGATTACGCCAGAAATGTTACATTAGAAGTTCAGCAACTAGATGAAGCAGGCAACGTTCTTATTTCATATCAATTGAACGATGTTTATCCTACAGTAATATCACCCATGAATGCGACATGGGAAGAAGTAAATTCTTATCAACGTTTTGGCGTCACATTGTTTTATCGCTATCACAAATTTAAACTCGAAAAATTTTAATCATTACACCTTTGGAGGTATATCATGGCTTTGCCTAAAATTAACACACCTATCTTTGAATTGACTTTATCATCATCTGGTCAAGCAGTACAATATCGTCCTTTCTTAATGAAAGAACAAAAGATTCTTTTACTCGCTTTAGAGAGTGGAGAACCTAAATCGATTATGACAGCGGTAAAGCAGATTATCAATAACTGCGCTATCACTAAAATTGATGTAGAAAAATTGCCGACATTTGATTTGGAATATTTCTTCATGCGTTTGCGTGGTAAATCTATTGGTGAAACAGTAGACTTACAGATGCGTCATCCCACAGGATTAAACTCTAAAGAAGAAGAGTGTCAGCACGTAACTAAGTTTCCATTTAACATCATGGAAGTTGAAGTTGAGAAAACTATTAGTCATACAGACAAGATTACAATTGACGAAACCACTGGCTTGGGTATTAAGTTAAAGTATCCGACAGCAGACTTTACTGAAATGGATACTAACGATTTGAGTCAATTAGATGTTGCAGTTAAGATGTTAATTGCATGTATTGATTACATTTACGATAAAGATGAAGTATACAAGAAAGAAGATTCTACAGCAAAAGAATTAGAAGAATTTGTAGATAGTCTCTCACAAGAACAGTTTAAATCTGTAATGAACTTCTTTGAAACAATGCCTAAATTAAAGCACACCATTAAATGGAGATGTACTGGTTGCGGTTGTGATGATGAAGTTACATTGGAGGGTATGGGAAATTTTTTCGCATTGTGATGGGGCATGATAGTTTAGCAAACTATTATAAGACCAATTTTGCTTTGATGCAACATCATAAATACAATTTGAGTGATTTGGAAGACATGATTCCTTTTGAGCGTGATATTTACATAATGTTATTAAGTCAACATATCGAAGAAGAAAATGACAGAATACAACAACAAAATCAAGCGCAAAGAAGGGGTTAATGACAATGACTACGCAAAAAGAATATGCTAAGTTGAGCGATAGCGAAAAGAAAAAAGAAGATTGGATGAATGCAAAATGGCGTCCGATGATGGGTTGGATTTATATGCTAACCTGTGTGACTGACTTTATTATCTTTCCTGTATTATGGTCTATATTACAAGCCTCTCTGAAACAACCTGTGACTGCATGGCAACCAATCACCTTGCAAGGCGCAGGTTTATTCCATCTCTCTATGGGTGCTATTATTGGTGTTGCGGCTTTTGGACGTACACAAGAAAAACTAGCCGGAGCAAATAATGGCGGAATGCAACCCGTGGCACAAAGCGTCACAACAACATATGGCTCTCCGTCAGCAGGCGGATTCGGAGCGTCCAGTAGTTTTGGTTCACCAACATCAAACAGCTTTGGTAGCAGTCCAGGCTTTGGAGCATCAACGTCTAGCTTTGGCGCAACATCAAAACCAGCAACTGGAAAATCAGCAAGATTCGCAGAAGCAGACCCAGACTCTGTATTCGACAGAGGATAATCAATAATGGCAACAATAGGCAATTACGGAGCCGCACTAGGAGACACGCTTAAGCAGTCTGCTGGTGGTATAGTTAAGGGCTTTGGTTATGGACTCAAGGGGGCTGCCCTTTCTGAGATGCCAGGACTTGTTGCCGGCTTTGGTGCATTCTCTGCACTAAGCAAAAAAGCAAATAGTATTGGGCAAGCAAAGGCGGCTTTAGCACAGGGGTCTTCAAAGACTCCAACATCATCTTCATCAGTAGGTGGAAATCCATTTGCACAAATGGTTCAACAGTTAGCACAGATTAATGCTAATACTGCCGCAACCGCTAATGTTGCAAAAGCAACTGCAAAAGCTGAACAATATAAAATGATGTTTGATGAAGAAAAGGCTAGAGAACAAGCACAACAAAATCAAGCACTCATTGATGCAATTAAGAATTCGGGGATGGGTGGAAGTGTCGCTGGCGCTGAAGGTAAAGCTGGCGCAGGTGGTGGCCTATTGTCAAGCATACTGGGAAATGCTTTAGGTGGAATGTTAGGCACAGTCGTTATGGGCGCATTGCTAGGACTTAGAAAAAAACTAGCCGCATTCATTGCACAGTTAGTATTATCTGCGGCTCTATTATTTGGAGGACCTGGAGGTAAGTTAGGAAAACTTGGAGGTGCCGCTTGGGCTGGCGCAAAGATTGCAGGTAAAGTAGGCGCACGATTTATACCTTACGTTGGTTGGGCATTGCTAGCCGCAGACGTTGCTGAAGCTGGTGTTGCAATTGCAGGATCCGCAGATAAGTCTGCAAAACAAAATGCTAACACACCTAACCCTCCTATGCAGTATGATGCAATGGGCAACCCAACGGGCGTTGGTCCAGATGCACCAGAAGATAGAAAAGGTAATACAAATTCTCCAACAGCGCAAAGAACGTCTGCAAGTAAAACATCAGGACTTCAATGGAGAGTTCCACTTACAGTTCCATATAGAGTTACTTCTGAGTTTGGAGAAAAGTCCTCAATAAGAGGAATGAAAGAACACAATGGTATTGACTTAGCGGCACCAGCAGGCAACTTTATTGTAGCCGCTGCCGATGGTATGGTTGTTGCTAAGAGTCAAAACGAACTTTCAGGTATATACGTTATTGTCGACCACTTGAATGGCATGACAACAACGTATTGTCACTTAGCATTTGCATATGAAAAAGTAGGACAAAAAGTAAAAATTGGTGAGCCAATCGGTGTGATTGGAAGCACAGGACGTTCTACTGGTGTTCATTTACACTTCATGCTTAAGCGTGGAAACACACCAGTCAATCCAAGAACAGTAATTAATTTTGGTGCGTTAAACAAAGAGACTGCACCTTCAGCACCTACTACTGCACCTAGTGGTGCACCTAGTGGTGACGGCAAGCGAGGTAATTTTGACCCTAGAAGAGCGCAACTTGTTCCTGGCTTTGCGGCACAAGCAAATAAGAAATTAACAGACAATGCAGTAACAGCGTATTACAAAGCATTGAAAGAAGGTAAGACTGAAGAAGAAGCAAGAGCAATTGCAAGTAAAGTTGCTGGTGACAATCCTACAGCTAAAGCAACTCTCGAAAAACTTTCAGCACGTTCTGCAAGTGTTACACCAGCATTTACCCCATTGATTGAAATGGGTGACGCATCTGTAGCAGAGTCATACGCAACAAAGCGTGATAACGAAAATAATAAAAAAGAAGTTGTCAAGCAATTAAAGTCAATTAAAGAAAATACTGGCATTAGTGCAAAAGCAGTTAAAGACAATAGAATCACTATGTCTAGAGGTAAATTTGCTAGACCTGAAGACATATTAGCTAGAGTAAATAAACAATTCACGGATAGTCTACAGAGACAGTTGACTAGAACTATCTCTGGAACGTTGATGAAAGCATTGTATCCAGGCGGATATAAAAACGTAAGTCAGCGAACAGCATCTGGACAAATGTATAGAGGCGAACAGCTTAATAAACTGTTAGGTCTAACACCAAAACTTACTCAGCTTGGCACATCAATATTCGGTAAGCAGTATGGTCCTGCATTCGGACAAATCTTCAGTAAAGCCGCAACAGGCTATATGGAAGTTGGCGCTAGGTCTGTAGCACAAGGCATCTTTGGTTCGATGGGAATGAATTCCGACCAAGCAAATATTCTTGGTGGACAGATTTTAGGTAATCTTGCTAAAGGTACAAAGCAAGGTAAGTTAACTGCACTTGAACAAATTCTTTATGGCGTGAGTGGAGGTACTGTTGCATTAGGACCAGAAACTATATTTGCGAAATATGGTTTTGCATCACCACAAGATGGCATTAATTACATGGCGAATGTACTAGGCTCATCAATGATGGGACCTGTTAATAGTGGATTAGGAACTACACCACTCAACATGCGTAACATGGACCCACGCATGAGAACGATGGGTGCGTTCGGTGGTTATGATGGACAGTATGGTAACATGCCTACTGGAATGCCTTCAGCAGGAACGTTGCAGGCGGCCGCACAAAATAATCCATACATGCAAGTGACTAAAGAAGGCATGGTTGTTATTGCAGATAACGTGCCACAGCTAACAAAAGACACAGCAGACCAACTCAATGTAGCAAAGCAAGCAGAGAGAGATGCACAACAGAGATTCTTAGATGCTGAAGCTGGTAGTCAAGAAAGAGCCATTGCACAAAAGATGGTTAGTGAAGCGCAGTATGAACAGCAGATATTGACTAATAGACTTCTCGCATCTAGAGCAACATCTGGTAGTGGAACAAACATATCTATTGGCGGTGGTGGCGGTGGTGGCGGATTCTTTAGCGGAGGTGGACCTCTTGCTGAAGTCGGTAACATGGCTCTCGACTTAGGTAAGTCTGCTATCACACAAAAAGCTGTTCAGTCTTTGGGTATTAAAAATCCATACATGGCTATGCTTGCATCATTCGCAATAAACAAAGGCGTATCATACCTTGGTGGTAAAGCATTTGATTTATTCAAAGGCACGGAACTAGGGCAAACTGTTACTGGTGCATTTTCTAATATAGGAAATACTGTTGCTAATGCTTGGGGAACATACGCACCAACATGGGCTGGTGGCTATGATGCCGCAACAATGGCTGATTTGGAATTAGGTAGAGCCATGACTGCAAACGCAGGCGGAACTGCCGCATCAAGTCCATTAATTCCTGGCTTTGAAACGTTTGCACCATATTTACCTTACATACCAGCAGTACTTGCGCTTGCAAAAGGTGATGTTGGAGCGGCCGCCGGCTTAGCGGCTGGAGCATATGCGGGAACCGTAATTGGTAGCGCAGTAAGTGCTGGTGCGCTTGGTGCAGAAATTGGAGCCTTTGGTGGACCAATCGGCATCGTTGCAGGTTTTGTTATTGGATCGTTCTTAGGTAGTATATTTGGTGGTGGCGGTAGCAGACCTCCAGAACCTAATCCAGCAATCTGGCGTGTTATTCGCACTAGAGGAAACAATGACATTAATGGTATCGTAGATTTACAGCCGCCAAGAGAAGCAACACCTAAAGGTTGGCCTGAGTTTGCAGACGCTTTAATTAGGGTTGCATTTAATGCAACTAAAGAAGCTGAAGTTCAAACAAAAGAACAATCACCATTCGACTTTGTTGTATGTTGGATAGATAAAAATAATATTGTTGTTAGTCTTAGAACAGGCGACCCAAATTCTGGCGGTAATGATTTGAATTTAGGTAAGCCTGGAGAGAAGAGTTTTGATTCTGGCAAAGCGGCTTCACAAATTGTTAAACATGTCTCTGATGCATTCAAAGCCGCATATGCCGCTAAAGCAGATGCAGTAGACAAAGCATCTAAAGTATTAAACTCTCTCACATTTGGTAAAGTGTCAACTGCACTAATCAAAGACTTGACTACTGGTGCAAATAAAATTGACACATCAATAACCAAAGGTGTGTATGGTGGAACTACAGCAGAAGATTTAGTGATAACAACTGGTATGGCTAATAAACCTCAAGCGGCAACTAGTGGAGACGAATATAGTTCAGGCACACCACCTATGGTGTATAGTATGAAAGAAGGTAAGTATGTTGAGGCGCCATTCAAAGAAGAAACTATAACACAAGTTGGTGAAGATGGAGCATATCAAGTTAAACGTAAAGTGTATGACACTAGCGTATTGATGTATGATAAGGATGGAAATCCAATATACGATAAGAATAAGAGCGGTGGCATCGACTTAGCCGATATTGTAAAACCAACATTGACAACAACTTCAGGAACTATTACTGGTGGCACAACTGTCGCAACATCTACTACAGGAACAGGAACAACAGGTAACGTGAATGTTGTTACTAATGCAGATAACAGTCAGACAAACAATCAATCTGTTAACACATACTACACAAGTCTGTTAAGCAAATCTAGAAACGCTATTAGAGATGCTAGTGTGAATACTGCATTGCCTGCATAAAAAAGGGGAAGCATTTTACTGCTTCCCCAAAGTCACAAAGGAGAGATTACGAAAGATTAGTCTTCAGCTAGTTTCTCAAAATAACTCAAATCTTCATCATCATCAACTGAGTCTGCAACTGTAGTTTTCTTAGCAGGTGCTGTCTCAGGTTTAGCTGAAGCTGTAGTTGGCACATTAGGCTTAGTGGAGTAATAATTATCTCCAGCAGAACCATCTTCAAGACCAAGCACTTTATTCAAACGTGCTTTCAATTCATCATAAGACTTAAAGTTCTTCTCACTCAAGAATTCAGACAAGCTAAACTCTTGCTTCCAAATGCGTTCCAAGTCATCTTCATCGCCAGACAAAGGTGCTGGTGATTCAAACTCAGACTTATCATAGTTCTGATAACCTTCAACCTTACGAATCTTCAATTTGAAGTTCGCACCTTCCCAAAGGTCGAATGGGTTGACAGGAGTTTCATCTTCAAACTCGGGATTCATCAAGTCATTCAACTTGTCAAAAATCTTCTTACCGAATTTGAATAATTTAACTGTTCCGTCATTGTCAGGATTTGCAGGATCCTTGACAATATAGATGTTTGCGATATACTGCAACTTACGCTTTTGCTTACGTGCAATATCTTTGTTAGCATCAGAACCAGAGTTCCAAAGGATGCTATTGTGTTCAGACACAGGGTCTTTCTTGTTGAGTGTAGTCAACGAATTTTCAATGTACCATCCACCAGGACCTTGGAATGAATGATTGAAAACTTGAACCCAAGGTACATCTTCGCCTGCGGGTGCGGGAAGAAAACGGATCGTTGCGAAACCGTTACCTGCTTTGTCTACTGTGGGTTTCCAGAATCGGGTGTCTTCATAAGACTTCTTACCTTCTTCTTTGTTTGTGAGTTTGGAAACTGCGTCTGTGAGTTTTTCCAAATCTTTGGTGCGTGACTTTTTCAAATCTGCGAATGATGTTGATGCCATATTAGTATATTCCTCGTATGTTAAGTATTAAATGTATGTTTTGCTTGTCCACTTTTATCATAATCTACTATAGTATATAGTCTATCACAATTCTCTTTTCGTGTCAATAAGCGGCAAACCTTACTAGGTTTACGCATTACTGCCACTACGTCACCACTAGTTCTCTGAGTGACTTTTTCATCCGTGCCGTATCGTAATTTAAAAAGGGCTGGTACTTTTTGCATAACTTGCTTACCTCTTTGTAGATTGGATCATGTATCATTGTATCATATCGTTTGACAAAATGCAATAGTGAATTCAATATTGCTAATGTCTCCAGACTGATTTCTCCTCTTAAGTATTTCTTTATGATTGGTGGATGGTCGCCACCTTTAGCATCAAAAAATTCATTCAGTTCGTTGGCTGACCAACCAGAGATAAAATCCATCTCATTCTTAAATACATACGTCAAAGATTCTTGCCTACGTTTCCATTCTTTGTAGCGTTCTTCACACTCTTCAGACAGAAGTTCTCCGACCCACATTTTTGTGTCGTGCATGAAATTAGAAACTAAAAACTCTTCTAAGTAAGCGTCTTTACGATTGCCAAGTTTAGCAAAAAAGATTTTGTCTTTACGTTTCAAAAAAGAATCGTATGTGACATTGACCTTCTTGTTATACTTGAACCAATCGTAACTGTCTAACGTAAAATGATTTTTAATTCCTAAGTAAACTTTGTATGCGTCTATAGCATCCATCTTCATTACTCATCCACCTCAATAGGCAATCTTGCTTTTGGTGCAATCATTTTTAACTTCATCGCTTCGCCTTCAATAGCAGACTTCATGCGAGGTGTAATTAAAGATGCCGCAGTTTCAACTTCAACGTTTTTGATTGTGCAGTATTCTAAAATTGCGTCAATCATTGTAATCGGAAACTTATCACGTTGAATCTGTTTAATCTCTGCCTCAAATTCTTTTTGAGTTAAGATTTTAAGATTCATGGAATCGTACCGAGGTGATTCGACCATTTCGGAAATGCCCAAATTGTGTTGGAGTGACTGCTGGTTTAGCAGAGCGAAACTTAGGATTAGTTATCTCAGATTCAGACGCATAGTAACCTGGAGGATAACCACCTTTACGTTGATACGTTTTCATTTCAATTTTCTTTTTCATAATATTCATATCAAAGTTCCTTTTACATTCTATAAAAAATATGTCCCTCAATAGTCGCAATTTTTGTCTTTCGTGCCGCCCATGCTGGCTTAACACTAACTGCATGAAAGTGTGTTGCGCCTTCTAAGAGTTTAATTATATCATTTCCAATACTCTTTGTCAATAGCATCTTTGCTACTTCATAAGACTCTCTCCAACGTTTGTTATCTGCTGGTGGAGTATTTGCGGTCTTGGTATTATACCAAGAAAATTGTTGTGGTTCTGTCACAACATCACGAATGTTTTTTGGAAATCTGCTATCACGTAATCTGTTGAGTGTGACTGCACCTACTGCTATTTTACCTATTAAAGGTTCACTACCTGCTTCGTAATAGATGTTCATTGCCATCCAGTACAGGTCTGATTTGCTAGAGTTTTTTGGTGCGGATGCTGATTCTGATATTTCCTTTAGCGTTGGCATTGATGCCATTGTATGCGTTGAAAATAAAGCCAATACAAATACTACAGCCGTTATTAGTGCTTTCATATTTTTCCTTTCTTTATTGTGCCCACAATTTTTTTAGTGGGTCTTTTATTTAGTATACTTGAATTATACTATCTTTTTCTGAAATAGTCAATAGCCCCTACGTAATCAGAACATATGCCATAGATTGGCAGATTGAATGCGTATTCTAAACTAATTCCTTGATTTTCTGGCATAAGACACACACTCTTTGCCATGAGTGGTTGATTTGGGTATGCCCACACTATTCCATGGCTGGTTAGTGTATATGAATCTTTATCATGCCAAAAGTAATGTAATTGTGTGTCTGAGAGCCATTCTAGTGCTTCCCAGTTCTTAGCGTGAATCCATAGTCCTTTTTTGTGTAAAAACTCAGGATCAATTTCATACGTTGGTTCATCATGTCCCAAAAAGAATTTGTCATTGACAATTCTAAAATCTACTTCAGCATCAAATCCTTTATCTAATGCAGATTCAATTTGATATGGTGCATTTTCGTTTGTCTTGTCAGAACCAAACATCAATCCTCTATGTGCAATCAGCTTCATATTTGTCACTCGGTATGCTAGGCCATCGAATCACTATCAATTCAACGTCAGTTAAAAATTCTACAGCAGAAACTTCGTTCTTCTCATACGTCCACATATCACCTTCTTTGAGATGTTTACCTGACGCAATAAGTTCTCCTCGGACGATGTAATTTAGTTCTGTTGTAACCTTATGAAAGTGCGGAAATGTCTCCTCACCCTTTTTATGTTTATGATGCCCAATCTCAAAGAATGGGTTCTTAAACAAAGATGGATTGAAGTCACCAACAAACCATCCCTTCACATAATCATTTATGTTTGATACATTCATTCAAGTTCCTGAATTCGCAACTGATGTCTACCACCATCGAATGTGTGTTGATATCCTAGTCTTACGTATTCGTGTAGATTCTCTAGGTTTGCATTCATTGCTGGAATAGCAAAGAAGTTTGCACAGTTGTGGCGCACTGCCATTTCCATTGCATTGTTATCATAGATTAGTGCAGAACGAATGCCTTTGTATTTGTTAGCACACATGTTAACGCCTTGTCCTGTTCTACAGAAACTAAACGCATAATCACAATCGCCATCTTCAATACCCTTGACTGCTTGACTGATAAAGTCTTTGTAATTGCAATCACGATTGACAACTGTGCCATAGTCAATGTATTTTTTACCAAGACCTTTCAGTACTGACTTGAATAATTCTTTTGCTTCATATCCAGAATGGTCACAGCACAATGCAAATGGCTTATCACCAAAACGCTTAACAACATTCTTTTTATAGAAGTTAAATTCATCTGGTGTTCCAAACACATGCATCTTGTCTACTGGATGCGTAATAATTTTAAGTCCATCTTCAATCAGCAGATTATACAATGGTGCAATATAGAATTCGTTGTTTGTGCGAATGTCATCGGCAATCATTTTCTTTGCATACTTGCAGAAATCAGAACCACGTTTGAACCCATAGATACCAACACATGCGTCAGAACTAATTGCTTTTTTCTCAGCAGTTTCAGACACATAGTTTTCATCATCGCACTTAGCATAACTGTAGTTTGCGCTATTTGATTTGAATGTCAATAGAACACCATCGGCTAAAAGACTGCCGACAATCTTAGGATCAAACACTGGCGCAAACTCAATGTCTAGCGTATGAATAACAAGCGGTGCATCATTGTCGATATACTCAGATGCATACAAACAACTCTCAACTGAACCTCTAGTCAAATGGTCTAGCACAACAACTTTGATATCATCACCAAACTTCATACGTAGAATTTCATCCATTCTAAAATTGTATACGTGTTCATCACGAATAATGAAAATTAAGTTACAGTCTTTTGTATCTAGGCAATCAAGCGAGATATCAATCAACTGTTTGTCTTTGATGTTAATCAATTGTTTAGGTACAGTAAAGCCTTCTTTCAGAAAGCGGCTACCTAAGCCTGCCATAGGCACCAATACGTTTGTCTTCATACTTTTTCTTTTAAATGATTTGTTGTTAAATTATGCGATAGCTTCATACACTCAAAATCTAATCGTGTGTTCAACTTTCCATACATAAAGCAAGCGGCATAGAAGTCGCCTGCACCCAATACGTTCGCACCTTTTATATATTGTTCTTCGCCTATGCTGAACGTTTCACCTTTGCTATTATAACTTGTCATGGGTGAATGCGTAATGACTGTACCTTTGAATTCTTCAACATCTCTCAACAAATGCTTGTCTTCTTCAGAGACAAAGATATAGTTCAAATACTTATACGCTTCTTTGTTTATCTCTCTACCAGAACAGATATCGGCAAAGATTAAACCTGTCATATCTTTTAGAAAACTCAAATCGTCAATCTCATTAATATAAGCAATGTGACTAATCAATGCTGGTTGAACTCTAACGTCAACACCAATTGCATTTAATTTAGATTCGCTTGTTCTCTGACTATTATCTTTATCAATTGTGATAGTCGATGTTCCGATATTAGATGGACAAACATAAATGTCTAACGTTGGGTCCATGTTTTTCAATGCACGCCACACGTTGACAATACCACCAATGTCGTGTTTTGTTTTTGGGTTTTCTTTTATCGTATCAAATACTAGGTGCCCATACAATGCTATATCATACATCAAAATTTTTCCTTTTCATCTAACGTATATACACTATCTAAGTGTTCATCAAAATAATAATTAGGAAGCAATTCTCTTGATTGCAGTTCTTCAAATAGAGCCATAACAACATTCTCACCAGCACGTTGTGTTAACATCGAACAAACGTTTATCATTTCAACTGTTGCATCGCTAGGGCAAAATGCAAGTCCAACTGCGTTTGCAATTCGCACATCAAAGATATCATCACCAACATAAACAACTTCGTCAGGAGTTACACTAAAGTCTCTACATATCTCATCTAAGAAATCTACTTTGTCTGTGTGTGTGCCGTTGCTTCTGTTTAGATAGAATGGTAAGTTTCGATTGTTTGCAATGTTTGCGTTGAAGCCATCACCAGAAAGAAAAGCAACTTCAATGCCTAACGCACGAAATCGCTTGATTGCAGTCCAGTCTTTATCGCAAAATGTTTTAAGTCTAACGGTGCCTTCTTTGTCATAGTATTTTCTACCATCTGTCATCACACCATCAATGTCAAGAAGAATAAGTTTAATCATTTCAATTCGCCCAATACTCAGTATATGCTGTACCAACATGATAGTGATATTCGTTCAATCCGTGCTTAGGCCATGACATGCTTACTCTAGGAAAAGGAACGAAAACTCTATCTCTAATTTTATAATCTTTTTCAAGTGCTTCGTGTCTTCTTTCGCCACGGTCAACTAAAAACGTGAGTGGATCGTTTATATGTTCCCATATAGATGAATCAAATCTCGCATAGTAATACTGTCCGATATAAGTTTCTGCTCTTGTGTTATATGTATAATCTTGATTTGAGCCTCTTTCAATATCAAACGGAATATCAAACACTTTGACTACATCTTCTGTTCTACCCCAAAACACATGGTCTCTTGGATGATATGGAAACGCTTTGTACATTCCCATAACAAATACTTTACCATCTTCACGTTTATCGTTCTTCCAATACTCATACATCAATGGCATGTCTCTAATGAGTTGGTCTGTTCTCATCTTAATGCAATACTTACTTTGCACTAACGCAAGCCCGTTCTTTGATGTATTGATTTGAAGATTACGATTGCCTAATCCTCTAGGAGAAACTAGTTCGTTGAAGATAACGTTTACGTCATCTGGTATGTGTGAGTTTTCGTATGTAGAAAGTATAATGTTTTCTACGAATGGAAGTTTTCTATATTCTTCAATGATTGTATTAGTGAATGGAGTGCATTCGCCTTGTAATACAATGTCAAATTTCATCCACGATTCGTTCATAGAATGACAATACAGTTTCTGCATTCCACTTGTCGTAGAATTCATTCAGAGGTTCAGCGCCAGCGGCAATGATATCTTTGATTGGAGTCTTAGTCAAATCGTTGAAGTCTCTACGCATATGCTTTAGAAAACTAGAATCATTTACACCAAATGGTTTACGTGATGCTAACGCTCTGTCTAGTGAACTGCTTACACCATAAACGCTTGATGTTGAATACCAATAGAGATTGATATCGTTACCATTCAACCAACGAATCAAATCTTCTTTATCTAAGAATTCTTGATTGACATTGATTTGCACGTTTGGATTAGCAAGACTATGACACTCTTCAATCAATGAAGCGGAGAGTCTTCCACTAGCGTCAACAAATGCACCATTAGATACGTGCAGATTCAGAATAACATCTTCAGTAAATTGTTCGTTGATTAGTTTAATAATCGCAGGCAGATTCTTTGTGACGTTACCAATACCACTTGTTCCAATCTTAATTGTTCCATTTGGCTTACTATATTGAATGTCATCATAGTACATAACTGGAGGTAATCCAGCATACTCATGCTCTTCAACTTTCATAGTTGGGTCAGTATACACATAAGAATCGATACCAGTAAACTTATCTACGTGTTCATGTCCAAATAAAACAATCTGTTTAATGCTTGTGTCATTTTTAATTGGGCGAGTGATACCATTGTTCAACCAACGTAGCGTTGCCGGATGATGATTGTAGATAATCGCATGTGGATTGCACATTTTAATCCAATCATCAAATTCTGTTTCATCATTTGTTGGAAGAAACTCGAATTGATATTTATTAGACGTTTTCAGAATGTCATAGAGTGATTCTGCATATTGATAGATGCCACACTCTTTTGTTGCACCTGTAACTAGAAGTACTTTTTTCATGTTGATTGTTTTGCCCAAGTCATTTGAAATTCTCTTGTTGGTTTTTTGTTGCCCGAAGAAAGTTCAAGTTCAGTATTAATTAGTGAATTCAGAATACGAATTGCAATATCATTGTCTAGTGTATCGCTAAAATATGAATCGGCATAATATTCACCTTCACCCATCAAACAGTCTTTTAGTTTATGACTGAAACACATGAATGTTTTATTCGGATCGCCCATATTGAATTTAGTGTGTGCATATGTGAATGGACCACTATTCTTACCGACAATCAATTCTGCATGTTGACTGATATATGAAATCTTGTTTAGACTACCAACAATCATAGGACCAAAGATAACATTACTTGCGTTCATGTCTCTAGTCTTTGTGCCACAGTATGTCACGTTAGGTAAATCAAAATCTAATTCATCAGTAACTAAGAATTCACAATCGTTATGCTCTGTTGCAAGTTGATAGATGATATCTCGCATGTCGCCCATGCTACTTTGTTCGCTTTGTTGTGGGCTATTGCAGAACAAGAACAGTCGTTTGTTATCAATACGTTTTAGATATTCGTCACATTCAGACAAGTCATAATGCTCCCATTTAATCTGAGGCAAGTAATCTTCGAATGATTCACCAATCTCAACGTTCAATGCTTGATAAATTTCACGCCACAGGTTGTGCAACAACTTAAAGTTAGCATGATCCTTTTCGCCCATGTACTTCGGAATCAAACATCCAGCCCATGTATTGATATAGATTGTTCTACCACCATCAACTTCTGGAACAACATCAACTAGAGTAAACATTCCTTTGCGAGGAATTTCATCTAGTGTCATGTGCTTGATTTTTAAGTCGCCAATGATATCTGGAAAGTTATTGTGTGCATAAGCAAATTCAATGTCAGGAAACATTTTAACAATTTCTCTGACATATTCTTTGCCTATGAAGCAATCACCATTTCTCCATTGATTGAAGAAAATTACTTTAGTTTTCATTTAGAGATAATCTTAAATTCTGGACAAGGAACGATGAATGCACCACCACTATTCAAAAAGTCTTGTTCACGCTTTTCGAATTCATCAATGAAGTGCCATGGAAGAACCAAAAGATAATCTGGCTTTGCTTTACGCATTTCGTCTTCGCTGATAATTGGAATGTTTGTGCCGATAGTCTTAAGACCAAACTTGTATGGGCTACGTTCTGCAATCGCAGTAATGTCTTTGCTATCTAATCCAAAGAATTGCAATAGTGTATTACCTTTAGTGCTTGCACCATAGCCATATACTGTCTTACCTTTTGAAACTGCATCTCTAACAAAAGAAACAACTTTAACTTTCAATGCATGTAAGTCTGCACCGAATCGTTCCCATGTCTCTGGATCAGAAATATCATTCTCTACTTTCTCATAGTACAAAATGCTATTGATTCTGAAGTCGCATACATCACGCAATGGTGCTGTTGCAAAGCTAGAAACTTCTGCAATGTCTTTCTGCAAATAGATTCTGAAGCTACCGCCATTTGTATCATTCAAACTGCAATCAACAATTCTAAAACCATGCTGACCAAATAAAGTCTGAATGCTATTCAAGTCATAGTAGTAAACGTGTTCGTGACAGATGTTATCAAACGCCATCTGTTTAATCATTAACGGAGTATAACTCATCTGCAATACGAGAGTACCGTTGTCATGCAATACGTTGTATAAGTCTTTGACAAATGGATGTGGATCATCTAAGTCATAGAACATCGCAATGCAACTAATCACTTTTGCTTTCTTGTCGCCGTATCCAGTTTTCTTCCAAGCATCATAACTGAAATAGTCTTGAACAACTTTCGTTGCAACTTTAGAACTTTCTGCAAGATACGTATCATCTGCCGGATCAATACCAATCTTAATTAGATTGTCTGGTACGTTACGCAATAGAGTACCATCATTACATGCAATATCAAGCCAAATGTCATTGTCTTTTAATTTAACTCTTGAAGTCACTTCAGCAACAATGCCTTGTAACTCTTTAGTCATGCTTGCATTGATGCCGCTACGATACCAATACTGTCCCCACATTGTATCTGCTGGCGCTAGTCCATGAAGTCTAACTGCACCTAGTTTATTATCTAAGTGCAAGTCTAAACTGTATTTTTTTCGGGCTTCGCTTTCATCTTTAATGAAGTCGCTTACGTAGTGGTCACCAATTTCAAGTACTCTCATATTTAATCCTCATGTGATTTTTCTTCAACTAGTGCAGAATTGCAAAGAATGTTTATTTCTTTTTTGATTCTGCTTCTTTCATCATTCGTTTTATATATCTTTCTTGCAACATCAATAAATGCTGATTCAAAAAAGTTAGTCTTTTCGTAATGTCTAATGTCTTCTTCAAGAAACCATAAACGCAAATTGACTTCCATCAATTGCTGTTGTTGTTCTAGCACATCTTTTTGTATTCTAACATATTCTATCAAAGAAGTCAATGCATCATGTTCTCTTTGAACATTAACTAGTTTTTCTTTGTCTTTAATCTGAGTGAGTTTGATTTTGAGAATGGTAATCTTATCTACAAGTTCACCAACACTTACTGGTATATTAATCATCGTCTTAGAATATCCATCTCTGAACATTCCTCTCCATATTGAAGTTCAATCAATTTCAGCATCTCATTCGTATCGTTAGAGAGTCTGTGCCATTTTTCTTTTGGAATCCAAATGTCTTCGTGTTCACCAAACACACCAACTAGCTTTTCAATCCCATCGTTAGAAGTATGTAGTGTCGCATAACCTTCAGCAACAAACCAAAACTCAGAACGTTTCTCATGTTTCTGCATACTCAATGATTTGCCAGGCTCAACGTTTAACTCTTTTACTTTTAGAGTCTTACCTGTTTCATGTAGCACACGATAGTTGCCCCATTGTCTGTCTGTCTTTGGTGCTTTCCACTCTTCAAGAATCCATCGACTACTGTTTTGCTTATTCTGTCCGCCGACACCAAATACAAACTTCACTCTTGGATCATTTGCGTATGCATCTTGTTCAGGCACATTGGTGTGATTTCTATCTCCACCATTTGCAAAAATAATTTCGTCATTGGGATTTTCTTCTAGCAGAATACGAATACAATCAACGCTATTGTTAGTGTCATCATTAAATGATAACGCTTCACTTACCATTGAAAGATTTGATATGATTGCAATGCGTTCTTGAATAGGCATAAATGCACGACCCTTCTTGCGAGAGAGCCATGCATCGCTATTCAAGCCGACAACTAATCTGTCGCCTAGTTGAGCCGCATCTTGAAAGTAAGAGATATGTCCAGAATGTAGTGGATCAAATCCACCTGTTGCTAAAACAAGTTTTGTCATAATTAATAATAATTTTCGTTATATTCAATACTACACATTTCGTGTACTAAGTCTTTGAAAGAATATTTAGGCACCCAATTTAATGTCTGCTTTGCTTTTGTGCAGTCGCCAAGCAATGTGTTCACTTCAGCAGGACGATAGAATTCTTCAGACACCTCAATAAGTGTTTCACCAGTCTTCATATTGATACCAACTTCATCCAAGCCTTCGCCTAGCCATTCGATTTGAACACCAAGATAATCTGCAACCATATCGCAGAAGTCTCTGACTGAATGTTGTTCACCACTAGAGATAACATAGTCATCTGATACATCCTGTTGCACTAAAAGATACATTGCTTCTACGTAATCTTTAGCATGACCCCAATCTCTGAGTGCATCTAAGTTACCTAAACGTAATGGCTTTCTATCTCCCATCCATGCATTCATAAGCCCTTGTACAATTTTGCGTGTAACAAATTCAGGACCTCTACGTGGACTTTCGTGATTGAATAGAATACCATTGGATGCGTGAATGTCATAGCTTTCACGATAGTTAACAGTAATCCAATATGCATATAGTTTTGCAATTGCATATGGGCTACGTGGATAGAACGGAGTTTTTTCTGTTTGTGGTACTTGCTGAACCATGCCATACAATTCACTTGTTGATGCTTGATAAAATTTACATCTCTTATCTAAACTTCGGATTGTTTCTAACATAGTGAGTACGCTAATACCATTTACTTGTCCAGTAAATTCGGGCATTTGAAAACTTACGCCAACGTGTGACTGTGCGGCTAAGTTATATACTTCATCTGGTTGTGTTTTTACAATGATGTTTCGAACATTTGCAGTATCAGTTAAATCGCTAACATGCAATTTGATATCATCTTTGATGTGTTCAATGTTTGTAGTATTGAAACCTGTGCTGAGTCTACGTGCAAGTCCATGAACTTCGTAGCCTTTACTTAATAGAAGTTCCGCTAAGTAACTTCCATCTTGTCCTGTGATTCCCGTAATCAACGCAACTTTACTCATATATTCTTAAACTTTCATCAAATTCCCAAATTGTCATTATTAAATTTGTAGTATCAGATAGCACAAATCTG